CATTGACAGTAACAGGTAACATATCATCGGGTAATGCTAATTTAGGTAATGCCGTATCAGCTAATTATTTTGTAGGTGATGGTAGTTTCTTAACAGGTATTAGTGCTACAACTTCTGTTGCATTGGCTAACGGCACTAGTAATGTTAGAATACCTACAGCTAGTGGTAATATTAATTTTAGCAGTGCTGGTAATGCTAACATAGCAATAATTACCGGTACCGGAGCAAACATTACCGGTACACTTAACGCATCAGGTAATGCAAACGTTGGTAATCTAGGTACTGCAGGTAGAGTTATTGCAGGTATCTTAGAATCAAACGTAGCAACAGGGACTGCACCCTTAACTATTGCAAGCACTACACGTGTAACTAATTTAAATGTAGCATATGCAAACGTAAGTGACTTTAATGTCCTAACAGCATTGACTACAGGTACATACTATCCAACATTTGTCAGTGGAACAGCGGGAGCAAATTATGCATTGGGTTCAAATACTGCATTTAGCGCAAACATTGCTAATGGTTATTTTACAGCGGGTGGTGTCGTAACTACAAATATATCTGCTGGAGCAAATACTACTGCCGGTAGTTTAACGGGTAATTGGACATTAACATCAGGTTCAAGATTACAAGCAACATATGCTGACTTAGCTGAATATTATGAAGCAGACGTAAAATATGAACCAGGAACTGTATTGGAGTTTGGTGGTGAAAAAGAAGTCACATTAGCAGAAGATGGAACAGCAAGAGTTGCTGGTGTAGTATCTACTGATCCTGCATATGTAATGAACATGAAGTGCAAAGGTGAACACATTGTAGCACTTGCATTACAAGGTCGAGTACCAACAAAAGTACGTGGTACAATTAATAAAGGTGATATGATGGTATCTGGTGGCAACGGATTTGCTAGACCAAGTTCAGCACCTCACATGGGAACAGTTATCGGCAAAGCATTAGAAAACTTTGACGGAATCGAAGGCGTTATTGAAATCGCAGTCGGCAGACTTTAAAATAATAGGAAAATAAAATGGCATCATACGCATATACAGCAAACAGCGCAACGGCGGCAACATCCGCAAATATTGCAACATCTAAAATTAGCATAGCTACATCTAATGTAGCTATTCAATACACGACTAGTTTTCCAAATGTAGCATTAACAGGAACAGTTATTGCGGCTACTAATACTACAACAGTAACAGGGTCTGGTACATTATTCTTATCGGAACTTAATGTTGGAGCGTGGATTGGTAATACAGCAGGAAGTACTGCAGGTATTGTAAAAGCAATTGCCAACAATACAAGTTTGACCTTGACCGCAAATTCAGCCGTAGCAATTAGTAGTGCAACAGCACGATATAGCCCATATGGTGTTGCGTACACCGTGGCTAATGCTAACAGCACAATGATTCCAGCCAATACAGTTGATAACAGCATCATAGTAGGTCAGGGAAATATTGTTTCTTATCTAACAACCGCTGGTGCAAACACCCTATTTACTATCACGGAATTGGGTATGCCACACGCTAATACAGGCACATCTGGCGTTTTAGCAACACCGGTTACTGGTGGCCCATTAACTTAAAATTTGTATTTTTAGATAAATACATAATACACTTGCATTCGGCAAGTTTATGCAGTAACCCACTGCGTAGCGGCTAGAACCCGCTAATTTTATAAGGAAAATCAAATGGGACGTCCTCTAAAAATCGCAAAGGCTCAAGCAGTCTTAACAATTACTGATACAGCCGCAACAGGCAGTATCGTCACAGTATCAGGTGGAAATTTAACTACTTCACCTACAGTTGGTATAACAGCAGGTATGCCATTCGTAGTAGCAACTACAGTTGGTGGTCTAACAGCCGGAGTAACATTTTATGTTAGTTCAATACTATCAAATACTACATTTGTTGCGGCAACTACTAATCCTAGTGTTCAACCACAAATTTTAGCTACATTAACTGATACAACAACTCAGACAGTTTCAGCATCATTCGCAGTAGTTGATGCTTATTTCAACAACCCAGTTGGCGGCGCAGGTTTCCCCGCAACTAACGCTAACACATACGGTGTAGTCGGTGGTAATACAGCAATCGTTGGTAGTCAAGTATTGACAGCAGTTGCTATCGGTATCAGTGGTACAGGTACATTATACACTCCAACAGCAGTTAATACTAGCGCAGTGGTAGTAGGTGTAGGCACTGACCTTGCTAATTTAGCTACTGGAGCGGCAGTTCAAATTGCTCAAGCTAATATTAACGGTAGTACTGATTTTGTTAATTTAGGTTTTGCAAGTGCAACAAAAGGTAATGTCTCAGTAGCAGTTGCTAATACAACAGTATCAGGTAGTGTTATTGGAACTTCAGGTAATGCTCAAACTCTTATAGTAGATATGCCAATCCAGTTTAGTGCAAATTTTGGTGGTTTAACTACAGGTACAACATATTTTGTTAAAACTATTGCTAATGCTGCCGCTTTCACAGTTTCTACTAGTCAAGGCGGAGACGTTCAAGCTGTCACAGCTAATGCATCTGTAACTGCTAATGCTCTTATGAATCGTGTTGTATTAACTGCTAATGCCAACGTTGTTGCAAGCAACGCGGCATATGTGTATGCAAACGATGAAGCTGGATTTATTGTTCGTCAAAAAGGTAAAACAAAATATCTAGTTACAGGTGCAACATCAGGCTTAACAGGAGTATGCTATACTGCTAACGTAGCAAATTCTGCATTGACACCAAACACAATGAACATCTTGTCTACTGATGCAGCCTCTGCAACAGCATTTGTTTCAAGTATTAATGATTATAACAGTGAAGTGTTCCCAACGCAAGTTGCGGCAGGTTCACTATCAATAGGTACTGTTTACACAATTTACAGTGCAGGTACAACAAATTGGACATCAGTTGGTGCTATGGCTAATATGACAGGTATTACATTTATAGCAACTGGCACAGGTTCTGGCACAGGTACAGCAGTAGTAAGCAATGTAAACCCTGACGTGATTGCTACATTCAATACTGCGGCAGTTGCTAATGCGGCTAACGGTCAACCTAACCCAATCGTAGTTATTGCTAGTGCATAATGACAACTATTAAAATGCCAGCGCAAACTACTAAAACTGAAATCGCTGTACTTCAAATTCAAGTTAAAAATATTGAATTAGATGTCAGCGAGATCAAAGTTAGTCTGAAAGAGATGCATGAATGTCTTGACCGTAACGCAGATGAAACTAGAACACTTCTAAATAGTATGCGTAACGAAGATATTGCCGCTCATAAGGAATTAGGGTCAAAAGTTTCTGCACTAGAAAAGTGGAGATGGATGATGATGGGCGCAGGCATAGTTCTAGGATCACTGGGATTTGATATGATAGCAAAAATGCTAAAATAAAAAAAAGAGACCTAGGTCTCTTTTTTTGTAAGTGAATTTAATTTTTCTTGCACAACATCAAAGTTTACCGTGCTAAACAATCCGGGATGCAATGGTTTAGGATATTGATTTCCACCAACCCAGGCATACCCGCAATGTTCGTCATTTAATACAGGAATGAATTCATCATTAACTTCACAAAAGAATGTATGATATGTAAAATTGTTATTGATGAATTTTTGTATAGGTATTAATTTGGCATTATTAGGAAACATACCTATTTCTTCTTCACACTCTCTAGCTATACCTTCGAAAAGAGTTTCGCCGTTTTCTATTTTGCCGCCAGGAATACCCCAGTTACCCGGATTTCTATTATCGGTTCTAAGTAAATATAAAAAACGTTGTGTTTTACTGCTATAAAAGAAAACACCAGCAGATTGATTCTTCATATAATGATTTATCACAAATCAAATTACGATAGAATAATCTCCCTCATTATACCAACCCTCATAGCTTTTCATCCATGTATTATCTACGTAACGATATTGCACATTAGTTGCTAAGTTGGTTACATATTCTAATGTTACAGCAGTTGTAGTAGTACTATCAAATGATACTACCCATTCCATAGTACTGGCATTAAATTGAATAATATCATTGGCATGTGCAACTAAATTTCCCCATGCAGTTGTTGTTTCTCCGTCAGTACCTATATCTTCAACAAGAAGATATCTGCGACCGTTAACAGGACCGGGCAACCCAGAATTTGGCCCTGTCACTTGAGGATTGATTACTCCATCAACTGGATTCAATGTGTTCTGTGGTAATGTATCTGGGTCAATATTGTATATTAATAATCTATCATCTACTGGGTCGGGTACTATTGTTCCTACAATATCAGTATCCATATATGGATTCTGCAACCAAATTTGACTGATGCCGGGCTTAATTGTACCGTATACATTTAATACACTAGACCAATATATATCTGTGTTCGGGTTAGCCGGCAGACTTAAATCCTGATTGCTAGGGTAGAATGCAACTGCCTGTGGTAATATTTGTAATGTGTTACCTATTAGTAATACTTTATAACCATATGGCGTAATCTTTTGTCTTGTGCCTAATAATAAATCTTCATCTTGTATATCAGTAAGTGCTTGACCAGCAAATATACTTGCAATGATTTTTTCAATAACACCAAACTTCTTAAGTTTAGCCGCTGTACTTAACCATATAGGCATGTAGAATTTCCAACTCAATACATCAATTGGGTTACCTGTACCTTGGGGTATACTACGACTACTAAATGTTAATCCATCTTGATATACCACACTCAAACTTGTCCAATCAATAAAGTTATCTGTACTTTGAATTTCTAATGCAGGATTAAACAATGTACCTAATTGTTCAACTAATTCTAATTTTTGATTATAGTTAGTAGTCCAAAAGTCTACTGTCATTCTAAGTGTATATGGTACAGGCATTTGTCGTTCAACTGTAAATGCTTGACCTTGCACTGTTTCATAACTTTGTGTTTCACTATTGTATGAACGTTGACGAACACTTATGTTATCAATATATGTAGGATCTTGTGTACGTCTTTGGTCATATTCTAAACCACTGATATAATAAGTTATTAATGGAGCACTAGGAAGATTGCTTGCACTGTTGTTTGCAAGAATCGTACTTGCTTGCCTACTACTATCACCATACATCACTGGTACACGTACAAGTATTTCATTACCTGCAGGATCTTTACCTTTAGTAACTTCCCAGTTACTAAAGATTTTTGCAAATTGTATTAAGAATCTGCGTATCTGATTGTCATAGAAAAATTTTGCCATGTATACTCTTTATGGTTGTGGGGGTAGTGGATCCGGTGCCAATGTTAATATAGTTGACAATGCTTGACGTTGTGGTACAAATGTTCCATCTGTTAGTTTTGTCTCATTATAGTTATTAATAAATCCGGACATTTGTGATGTATCAGCCGCTGTCATGCCAGTTTGCGTTCTAACGTTCTTAGAAATACGTACCCATAGTCTGCCATCCCAACGATATAATAATTGAGGGAAATAATCTATACGTAAGAAATAATCACCAACTTGCGGATTCTGTGGGAAACTAATACCTGCTCCAGTTGGAATGCCGTTAGGTGCTTCACCGGTACCATCTAGGTAACCAGTGCTATAACCAAATGTTCTTGGGCTACTACGTGCAATATATTGGAATCTAGGATCACTGTCAGCACGATAGTCCATAGTATTTGGACCGTATGGTTCTGTTCCAGTAAAGCCAGGTAATTCAGGATTTTGGTCAGCAGTTGCATATGTATTATCAGCAGTACCATATGGTCCTAATATTTGACCCATAGAATATACTGATAGCATTCGTTCACCACTAACTGGTCCTGAATTACTATCAGTTCTAGTAGGTGCTACTGTTATACTTTCTATATTAATTGTATTGAATGGATCTAGTCTTTCATAACCTATGTCAGCCGTCATATCCCAAATACTTTGTATTGCGGCTCTAGGTACTCTAATTACAGGACTAGAGTTTCTAAACTGCGGACTGCTAACAAATGTAACAACCCCTACTGTAGGAGTTACAGTTGACCCCGGTGCACCGCCATTATCAGCTACAACACTTACAGGCGGAGCCGGCTGATTGTACTTACCTGATAGTTGTGTATTGCTTTCAAATTCACCGTATGTAGGAACAATATACAACTTACTTCTATCGTAACCTGATTTAGGTACAAGGCGTTCTGCTTCTACTAGAGCCGCATTATTAATTGCAATGTTTTTATTATAAGTAGCAAGAATATCTTTAAGATTACTTGCTGTATCTAATTCCCAATATGTAGTATTAGGTGGTGCTGTGCCAATAGGTACTTCAATTTTTGATATATAATTTTTATCACCATAACTAATAACATAACCCGGTGGATATGTCCTATCTTTATCCCATAGTCCAAGATAATTATCTTGGTTAATAGGCTCTTGTAGTATCTGACTAAATTCTTCACTATCAACTAGTGGTTCACATTTAATACGCCACAAGTGCGGAAACCATGTTTGACTGAAACCTTCACTTGCATAGTTAGAATCTGTAATTTGCATGAAGCGTTTTAATGCTACTGGAATAGTTTCTGTTAATGGGTTGTAATCTAATAAGTGTGGTAATTCAATCACATCGCCAACCATTAATTTACGACCAACTAACTGAATCATGTCGTTGTAATGGACAGTAACAAAGATGATATCATTGTTTAAGAACAATCCAAACTGACTTAAATCAAAATCTAAGTTTTGAACGTTGTAATGCCCACGCAACCGATATACACTTGTGTCATACGTTCTATCCCTGTTTTCTAAGAACAATAAATCCTGAATGTTAGTAGGGTTTAATACATCGTATTGGGGTTGGGTAGCATCAATAGATGGACCTTGGTCTGTTGGACCTAAGTACTTGTGTACATATAAATCGGTTGCCCCAACGGTAAACATCTCGGATATCGTTCTATCAAAGAAGTTGTAATCGTTCGTTTTATTGGGGCGCCAAAGCGA